AGATAAATATATAAAACAGGAGAAATAACATGGCTATATATAAAGATACAGGTAAAACATTCTATGTTTATGCTTATCTTCGCCGTAATGGTTCTCCTTATTATATAGGTAAAGGATCAGGAAACCGAGCTTGGACAAAAGGAAAAGGTGAAGTCTATCCTCCTAAGGATAAGAACAGAATAGTGATATGCGAATCTAACCTAACCGACGTAGGGTCTTTAGCTATAGAACGAAGACTTATTCGTTGGTATGGTAGAAAAGATAATACCACAGGGATTCTACGTAACAAAACCGATGGCGGTGATGGTTCTGCTGGATTAGTTAGATCAGCAGAGTTTAGTAGAACACAAAGCGCCAGATGTAGGGGTAAAAAGCTAAAAAAGCATTCATTGGCCGATAATCTTGCGAAAAGTTTGAGACAGAAAGGTAGGAGTCTTCCGCAACATGCATTAGAAAAAAGTGTTGAGGTTAGAAAAGGAGTACCACTTACTACTGAACATAAAGAAAAGTTAAAAGTAGCCAAAACAGGTGTATTTCGTTCAGAAGAATCGTGTAAAAAACAAAGTATTACAATGACTGGTAAGAAGAGACCAGAACATTCAATGGCATTGATGGGAAGAAGCAGACCAACTGTTATATGTCCTCATTGCAATAAACAGGGCGGCATTAACAACATGTCTAGATGGCATTTTGATAATTGCAAAAACAAAACAAATATGGTCAAAGGACCAGAGGAGAAATAAAGGTGGCAACAGCGAGTAATTCACTTTTTAATATGACAGTAGCATCTGATAACGCAGGTGGTAACCAAGGCTTGTTGATGCCAAAACTACAATATCGTTTCAGGGTTAACTTCTTGAACTTTGGTGTTGATGTAGATGGCGGATTAAGCTTAACAAAACAAGTAATGGACGTAACCAGACCACAAGTACAGTTTGACGAGATTACACTAAACGTTTATAACTCAAGAATTTACTTACCGGGTAAACACACTTGGCAACCAGTTACTGTTAACATCAGGGACGATGCATCAGGATCAGTCTCTAAAGCAGTAGGCCAGCAATTGCAAAAGCAATTAGACTTTGTAGAACAAGCGTCTGCTGCATCTGGTCAAGATTTTAAATTCCAAGTTAACGTTCAAGTTCTAGATGGTGGTAACGGAACTGCTGTACCAGTTGTACTAGAAAATTGGGAATTATATGGGTGCTACTTACAACAAGCAAACTATCAGCAATTGAACTATGCAACTAGTGAAGCTGTATCAATAGCATTGACAATTCGTTATGATAACGCAGTTCAGACTCAGGGTGATACTCTTGGTACTGCTGGTGTTGGTCAGCGTATTGGTAGAATTGTTGCTGATGCTGCTGCTCAAGGTATTGCTACTGGGATAGGTTCAAATACACCTAGCTAATGAACTACAATAACGGTAGTATTTAAATGTCTGGATTTTTTCAGGATCTATTACGTGGCGCTGTCGGAGGATTCTTCGGCAGTGACTACCTTAGAGATTTTACCCATGCATCTAAGACGTTTAGACCTAACTTCTATCAAAATGCTCCAAAGTATAAATTTCTTTTTCATACTTATTTTGAAATAAATCAAGAAATATATGCCAACGGATTTGATAACAGGCAGAATTTAGGTTTACTTGTAAAAGAGATTAAGCTACCTAGTTACTCATTTGATACTTTTCAGATGAATCAATACAATAGAAAACGAATAATTCAAACTAAAATAAAATACGAACCTATCAATATTACATTTCATGATGATAATGCTAACCAGGCTACAAAACTTTGGGAAGCTTATTACAAATATAATTATCGTGATGCTATTCCGGGAATTTTTAAAACTGCCAATAGAAATATATACCAGGATAATATAATAGGTGATGAATTTGGTTTTTCGGCTGATGCATACAATAGCAGTAACGTTAAAGTTCCATTTTTTAAAAGTATTATTGTATATGGGTTGAATAGACATAATTTTACAATGTATAAGCTTATAAACCCCATAATCACTGCCTTTAATCATGATACTTACAATTATGATCAAGGCAATGGTATCATGCAAAATCAAATGACGATTGATTATGAAACGGTTGTATATGATTATGGAGCATTGGATGGTACTAGACCAGATAATGTAGTAAAAGAATTTGGTTTAGATGAAAATTATGATCGTAGGTTAAGTCCTATAGCTACTCCTGGATCTAATAGAACTATTTTGGGACAGGGTGGTTTAGTAGATGCAGCAGGTGGAGTAATACAAAGCTTGCAGCAAGGAAATATTTTAGGAGCTATTAAAGCTGCGGGTACTACTTATAATACTTTTAAAGATGTCGATCTTAAACAAAATGCTAAACAAGAATTATTAAACGGTGTATCATCTGCCCTTACCAATCCTAATGTTACTAGAAATATTGGAGCATTTTTTCAAAAAGTTGGTTCTACCGCTGCTACAACAGGAACAGCAAGTGCACCTACAGTCGGTGCTAATGCAAATTCTACGGTTTCTGCTCAAACAGCAGGTGGTCAAGTTAGTAAAAACAGCGCAATAGTATAATTACTAGAAGAAGTTTTTAATATTACCGATTGACTAAATAGTATTATGCCTACTATAATTGATAATAAAACAAACCCTGATAGAACTATATTAATTTTTGATAACTTCTATAACACCAAACTCAATATAAACGCTAGAGAGTTTGATATTGTATTTTCATTTTTTAAATCAACTTCCGATAACGATACGATAGCAGGTAACTTTACTTCTAATCTTTTTAGAATATCACAAGAAGCAGATATACCTGTTTTAGAATTACTAAATCAGCTTCAGGGCTTACCTAACAAATTAGAAATGAACAAAGTTATTTGTTACTTCTTGAATAGCTTTAAATCTAATACTTCACTTTATGGTACGGGAGTTATTCCTAGACCAAATCAACTTGCTGCTAGAAACGTAGTTCAATAAAATGGCTAAATGGGCACAAGGAGCGTATGTCCCAAAGAATCCTGAAAAGTATATAGGTAACAATAAACCAAGATACCGAAGTTCATGGGAATTACGAATCATGATGTTCTTAGATGAAAACAAACATATTTTGAAATGGGCTAGTGAAGCTATCGCTATTCCTTATATAAATCCACTTACTGGTAAACGATCAAATTATGTGCCTGATTTTTTTGTAATGTACGAAAACAAACATCACAAAACTAACGCAGAAATAATTGAAGTAAAACCCAAAAGTCAAACATCATTACAAGAAGCAAAGACTAGACACGATAAAGCACACGCGATAGTTAATCAAGCTAAGTTTGCTGCGGCAATGTCTTATTGTAAACAACAGGGATTTGTTTTTAGAGTGATAAGTGAAGATTCTATCTTTATGAACACAACCAGTAGAAAAGGAAAGAGATAAATCTTTTTCTAATAAATAGTCTTATGACTAAAAAACTAAGCGAACTTTTTGAATTACCCGAAGACTCTGAACTAACAGATAATGATTTGTTAGATCCTATTCTTGACCAAGCTCAAGAAATCACTCAAACTGCCTTAACTAATTTAGAAAAAATAGACGCAGCATTACCTCAAGTTAGAGGGTTAGAAGCAGCAGATTCTGAACTAGACGAACTAGCTGAATTAGCTACTAACAGCTTTAAAGACTTACAAGAATTAGGTATGCAAGTAGAATCAAGATTTTCTAGTGAGATTTTTTCTGCTGCCGGAACTATGCTTGGACATGCGATTACGGCAAAAACCGCAAAAATTAATAAAAAACTAAAACAACTTGATCTTCAGCTAAAAAAAGCAGCATTGGATCAAAAACAACAAACTAAAACAGAAGAAGTAGAAAACACACCTTTAGGTGAAGGTAAAGCACTTGACAGAAACGAACTTTTAAAACTTTATACAAAAGACAAGTAGATTTTAAAAGATAAAGATAAATAATAGATATTATACATATTTAAGGATTAACCATGCGAAGCTTCAAACAGTATATAACAGAAAGTATCCATACATATGACTACACTATTAAAATTGTAGGCGATATAGATGCTAAACAGATGGACCTGTTCAAGTACAACTTGAATAAATTTGATCCAATAGAAATTAGTGGACCAACTTCTACGCCTATTCAAAAATCACCATATGGATTTCCTGGTGTTACAAATCAGTCTGTAAATATCATTAAAGCAAAGTTTAGATATCCTGCAACTGAGCCAATGGTTAGACAAATGGCTACATTAATGAACATAGATGAAAATCGTGTAAGATTAGTTACTACTGGATTTGACGATAGTATTGATCTAGAAGCAGAACAATATGAAAACTCAGCAGATAAATCTCCTTTGTTAACAAACGATTATCCTGATGATAAGTCTGCCAAAGCAGCAGCTAAAGCATATGGCAATTCTTACTTAGATGAAATTGAAAAACAAATGAAAGATCATAAGATTGAAAGCCCATATGCTGGTGAAAAAACTAAACAAGCATTTGATCCGTTTAAGCCAGAAGAGTATATGAAAACTATGGGTAACAAAGGACCAATGACTACAATTACTAGACCAGCTAAGCCTATTACTGGCGCAGGAAGATAAGGATAATATTATGAGCATGAAAGATTTATTAAGCAAAATGACTGAACTTCAAGGTACTGTTGAAAGTGTTGAAGTAGCGCCCGTTACTGCAACTGGTAAAAAAGTATTGAATGAAAGTTCTAACACTATGAAAGAATCTACGAAACCTTCATTGAAAAGTATCTTTAGTTCATTGTTAAGTGAAGCAGAACAAGTTACGATTCAACCTGCAAAACAAAATACACAAGTAATCAAGCAAGGTCAAAAGACTCTTGGCACTGTTGAAAATCCACAACTAGCACAGCAAATCAAGCAAAGTATCGGCAAAG